ATGAAGCTGAGTGCGGCGGGCGTCGAGAAGATCAAGCCGACCGACAAGCGACAGGAGATCCCGGACAGCCTCTGCGTCGGGCTCTATCTCATCGTCCAGCCGACCGGGAAGAAGGGTTGGCAGGTCCGCTATAGGCATGGCGGGGTGCATCGGCGCATGTCGCTCGGCGCCTTCCCGGTGCTGTCGCTCGCGGACGCCCGGGAGCGGGCGCGGCAGACCTTGGCCGCGGCGAGCGCCGGCACCGATCCGGCGGCAGAGGTCAAGGCCGCGAAGGCTCCGAAGGTCGAGAGCGACCGCGACAAGATCAGGACCCTGATCGGCCAGTTCGACAAGCGGCACCTGTCCAAGCTCAAGAGCGGACCGGTCGTGCGCCGAGAGCTGGAGCGGCATGTCGTCTCCGCATGGGGCGAGCGCGACGTTCACCAGATCGGAAAGCGCGACGTGATCGACCTGCTCGACGGGATCGCGGACAGCGGACGCGTCGTCACAGCGAACCGCGTCCGGGCCTATCTCGCCAAGTTCTTCGGATGGTGCGTCGAGCGGGACATTCTGGCGACGAGCCCGGCCGCCGGCGTGAAGCCTGCCGGTAAGGAGACGAGCCGTGCCCGCGTGCTGACCGACGACGAGATCCGCTGGTTCTGGACGGCGTGCGAGGCTGAGGGCTTCCCGTGGGGGCCGTTTGGCAAGGTGCTGCTCCTCACCGGACAGCGGCTGAACGAGGTGGCGCAGATGACGGACAGCGAGATCCGCGGCGACCTGTGGCACCTGACAGCCGACCGGACAAAGAACGGCCGGGCGCACGATGTGCCGCTGACAGGGGCCGTGCGCGCCGCGCTCGACGATGTGGAGCGCGTGACGGACGGGGAGGGCAGGGCGCGCTTCATCTTCACCACAACCGGCCGGACCCCCGTCAGCGGCTTCTTCAAGGCCCGCGCGGTGCTGGCCGAGGCGATGGTGGGCATCGCGCAGAAGGAGCGGGGCGAGCCCGTCGAGATCCCGCGCTGGACGTTCCATGATCTGCGCAGGACGGCGGCGACAGGCATGGCCCGGCTCGGCATCCCCGTGCGGGTGACAGAGGCGGTGCTGAACCATGTGAGTGGGACAGGGGGCGGCATCGTCGCGGTCTACCAGAGGCACGACTATGCCGACGAGAAGCGGCAGGCGCTCGAGGCATGGGCGCGCTTCGTGCTGTCGCTGGTCGAGGGCAAGGAGGATAATGTCGTGCGGCTGGCGGAGGCGCGGTGAAGGCTGGTGGACAAGCCAGAGATAAAGATAAGGAGCACTTCATCCGCCATCTAAACGAGGCTCGAGCGCCGGTTAACTGACCGGATAATAATCATAAAATTTTCCCCGGTCATATTTTGGCTTGGCTTCGGCGGCTGCATCTACAGACAAGACGACAGACCTGTGAATATTGGGAAGCCTGACATAACGTGAGGCAACCCAATGGAACGCAAGCTTATCCCCTCCGCCACCGTGCGCGAGCTGTGCGGCGGGATCTCCGACATGAGCCTATGGCGCTGGCTCAACAACCCCGCGCTGTCCTTCCCGAAGCCCGTCGTCATCAGCCGTCGCCGCTACTGGCGAGAGGCTGAGGTGATGGCATGGCTCGATGCCCGGGCCGAGGAGCGCGAGGTCGCCTGACATGCGGAGGGGCATGAAAAACCCCGGCGCGCTGGCGGGCGCTACCGGGGCGGGGACTTCTAAATGGTGGCAGGTTGCAGAATACCGCACCGCGCCGCCTCTCGCAATTCGTTTCGACAATGCCGGGAGGGCGGCGTGATGAATGACGCTCAAGCCCTCACCTTCGCGTTGAGCGGCGAGTGGCGCGGCAATCACGGGACCGCGCCGTGTCCGGTCTGCCAGCCTGAAAGACGCGTGGATCAACGCGCGCTTTCCATTCGCGACGAAGGCGGTCGGCTGCTCTGCTGGTGTCACAAGACCGGCTGCCATTTCCGCGACATCATCAAGGCCGCGGGTGTGGCTCCGGCTGCAGCCACCTTCGACGCGGAGGCAGCCCGGCAGGCCGATCAGAAGCGCGCCGCCTACGAGGCGGAGCAACGGGCCAAGGCTCGCAATTTGTGGGAGCGCTCGCGGCCGATCACGGGCACCAAAGGAGAACGCTACCTGCGTAGTCGCGGGATCGCCTGCCCCCTGCCGTCGTCGCTGCGCTGGGCGGCCGATGCTTACCATGCGCCCTCCGCTCGCTACCTCTCGGCGATGGTCGCAGATGTCAGCTCCGGCGGTGTCCATCGGACCTTCTTCGAGAAGACAGGAGAGCGACTGAGCCGCACCGCAAAGATGATGCAGGGACCCTGCGCGGGCGGTGCCGTGCGCCTATCGGAGCCGCGTGACGCGTTGGTGGTGTGCGAAGGGATCGAGACCGGCTTGAGCCTCCTAAGCGGCGTCCTGCATGAGCCCGCCGAGGTCTGGGCCGCGCTCTCCACCAGCGGGATGCAAGCCCTTCGCCTGCCTCCTACGCCCGGGCGCCTGATCGTGGCGATGGACGGCGACGAGCCCGGCCGAGCGGCAGGTCGGAAGCTGGCAGATCGTGCCGCTGCGCTGGGCTGGCGCGTCTCTTTCTTGGCTGCCCCCGATGGGCGCGACTGGAACGACGTGCTGCGTGAGCGGCAGGAGGCTCAATGTATCAGGATCTGAACTTCGAGCCGGAGATGCCGCCGCCGCTTCCGGATGAAGCATATGCCTCCGAGTTCGAGGGCTGCGGGCGGCATGAGCAAAGAGGGGGCGAGAAGCCGGAGTCGTCAGGGGTGATTGTGCCGGGCTCGGCCTTCCGGCTGATCCGCGCGAGCGCAATGACGTTCACGGAACCGGTCTTCGCAATCCACGGCCTCCTCGAGACGGACACGCTTTCAGCCATCTTCGGACGCCCGGGCTCCGGCAAGTCGTTCGTCGCCACTGACATGGCCTTCAGCATCGCATCCGGCACTCCATACCACGGCCGTGAAGTTCGACAGGGAACCGTTGTCTATATTGCGGGCGAGGGGCACAACGGGCTGACCCGTCGCAAGATCGCATGGCAGCGCCATAGGAGGGTGAGCCTCGACGGCGCGCCGATCTACTTCTCGTCACGCTCCGCACCCCTCATCGATGCAGACGCCGCGCAGCAAGTAATCGCCGCCGTCCGCGAGGTCGCCGCAGTCGAAGGTCGGCCACCGCAGCTCGTCGTGATTGACACCCTAGCCCGCAACTTCGGACCCGGTGACGAGAACAGCACCAAGGACATGAACGAGTTCGTGGCAAACCTCGACAGCTTCAAGGCCGAGTTCCCGGGCTGCTGCGTCATGGTGGTTCACCACACAGGGCACGGTGAGGGTGATCGCGCGCGCGGCTCCTCGGTATTTCTCGCTGCCCTGGATGCCGAGTATCGGGTGGCGAAGGACAGTGAGAACATCACGCTCACCTGCACCAAGATGAAGGAAGGGGCAGAACCCGCGCCGATTGGCTTTAAAGGGGAGAGCGTGGAGATCGGCCGCAACCGTCTCGGCGAACCGGTCACCAGCCTTGCCCTCGTGGAGACAGAGGCGGCGCCGCCCAAGACAACCCGCAAGGGGCCGACGCGCGAGGAGAGGTTCAACCTCGACACCTTCAATGAGGCGCGAAAGCAGCACTACGGCGACGACCTGAGCGCGTGGGTGGAGCGCGAAGAGTGGCGCCAAGTCTTCTATCGCCGCTGTCCGTCGGAAGGGCAGGAGGCGAAAAAGAAGGCCTTCCAGCGCGCCCAGAAGACGCTCGCGGAGCGCGGATTCCTCACCGTCGAGAGCGACCGCTACCGCCTCGCCAAGCTGCCCGCAGCCAGTGGAGCGAGCGATGAGTGATCCCAACGTTAGCCGCCGTTACGACCGGGACACAGCGGGACAAGAGCGGGACATGTCCCGGCTGTCCCGGGACACAGCGGGACACACGTCTATAGACGTGTCCCGTTTGTCCCGACAGAGCATCACCAATTCCATGGAGAAGGCCCCTGCCACGATGAACCATCCTCCTCTCGATCCGTGGCGCTTCGACGCCATCACGAGCGGCCCGGAAAAGCTCTGGGGGCTGCCGGCCATCGCGAAGGCGCTGAACGTCTCGGTGGACACGGTGCGCCGCTGGCACCGCCACGGGAAGGCACCGATCTACCGGCCGGATGGGCGGAGCTACTTCGCCGTGCGCTCGGAGCTCAATGCGTGGTTGCGGGGGATGCGGTGACCGGGGGTGGTCTGAAACTTCTGCCCCATCGTGGGGACCGGCGCGGGGAACCTCGCGCGAGATTTGCCCCAAACTGGATTTCCGACCATCGCCGGATGCGCCACAAACCTAGCAGTTGCAAGGGTCTGCCAACTGCCGCCGATCAGGCCGCCCGCGCATACTGGCGGCATGAAACTCTGGCCCTTCACCCGCAAGTCGCTTGCCACCCCGTCCGAGGATCTCTCGGCCATCTTCGGGGTGATGCCGACCATTGCCGGCGCTTCGGTCACGCCGCTTGAGGCGCTGAAGGTGCCTGCGGTCTCGGCGGCCGTGCGCACCATCTCGGAGGCCGCCGCCACGCTCGACGTGAAGGTGGTCGAGATCGCCGCGGACGGCAGCGAGCCCGACGCCCCCGCGCACCCGATCCTGCCCCTCCTGCGCGACCGGGCGAACGACTGGACCTCCGGCTCCGAACTGATCCGGGATCTCGTGATCGACGCCCTCTTGACCGATATCGGCGCGCTGGCCTGGGTGAACCGCATCGACGGCCGCCCGGTCGAGATCATCCACTACCGGCGCGGCGTGGTTGCGGTCGAGTTCGACCAGGCCACGGGCGAACCGCGCTACAGTCTGAACAGCACCCCCCTGCGCTCCGCCGATGTGATCCACCTGCGCGAGCCCTTCGGCCGCTGCCCGGTGACGCTGGCGCGCGAGGCCATCGCCGCGGCCATCGTGATGGAGCGCCATGCGGCCCGCCTGTTTGGCCGGGGCGCCCGCCCCTCGGGCGTCCTGTCCTTCCCGAAGGGCATGGGCGACGAGGCCGTGAAGAAGGCGCGGGCTGCGTGGCGCTCGACGCACGAGGGGCAGGATGCGGGCGGCGCCACGGCGATCCTCTACGACGGCGCGACGTTCCAACCGCTCACCCTCGCCAGCACGGATGCGCAGTTCCTCGAGAACCGCAAGTTCCAGATCACCGAGATCGCGCGGGCCTTCAACATCCCGGCGCCGATGATCGGCGACCTCGAGCGCGCGACCTGGGGCAATGCCGAGCAGAAGGCGAAGGAGTTCCTGAGCTACTGCCTCGAGCCGCGCCTGAAGGCGCTGGAGGGCGCCCTCGGCCGGGCGCTCCTGACGGAGGAGGAGCGCGGGCGCTTCGCCATCCGCTTCGACCGCGACGACATCAGCCGCGCCGATCTCGCGACCCGCGCCACCACGATCAACTCGCTCATCGCCGCGCAGGTGCTGAACCCGAACGAGGGCCGCTCCTGGCTGGGCATGGAGCCGCGTCGGGGCGGCGACGAGTTCCGCAACCCGAACATCACGGCCGCCTCCGAGCCGCCGCAACAGGAGCCGCAGAATGCTGAATGACCTGAGCGCCATCCTCGCCGATGCGGAAGACCAAGAGCGCGGCGCCTGGTTCGATCTCCTCGACCCGGTGACGGGCGCCGCCACCGGCATCCGTGTCCGCCTCGCCGGTCCCGACAGCCGGACGCAGGCGAAGGCCCGCCTCGCCCTCGCCGACGAGCTGGCGGAGGCCGCGGACATGGAGGGCCGCGTCTCGGCCGAGGCCCGGGAGCGCGCCCGCGTCAACAGCCTCGCGCGCTGCGTCCTGGGCTGGGAGATCACGCAGGACGGCGAGCCCGTGCCCTTCACCCATGCGAACGTGGTGCGCCTCCTGCGCGCGGCAACGTGGGTGGAGGCGCAGATCGATGCCTATGCCGCCGACCGGCGCGCGCACCGCGGGGGCCGCTGATGGAGCGGATCGAGATCAAGGCCGCCCTCGCGACGGATGAGGCCGGCACCATCACCGGGACGGCGTGGCCCTTCGGCTCGCCGGATCGGGTGGGCGACGAGATCACGGCAGACGCCTTCAAGGCCGTGGCCATGCCGCTGCCCATGCTCGCCTCGCACGACCCCGCCGATGTGGTGGGCGTGTGGGAAAGCGCAACGGCGGATGCGACCGGCCTTCAGGTGAAGGGGCGCCTCCTCGTCGAGGATGTGGCCCGCGCTCGCGAGGTCCGCGCGCTCATCCAGGCGAAGGCGCTCACCGGCCTGTCCGTGGGCTTCAGGACCAGAAAGGCAGCGCCCCGCCGGGGCGGTGGCCGCACGATCACCGACCTTGAGCTGCTCGAGATCTCGGTGGTCGCCATTCCGGCGCATCCGGGCGCCCGGATCACAACCGCAAAGGCCGCGACGGCCGGAAAGGACGATATGACCGAGACCCCCGAAGCGCCCGACCTGTCGGCGCTGGAAACCAAGATGGGCCAGATGGCCGAGACGCTGAAGGGCCTCGATGGCCTGACGCAGCGCCTCGACAAGCTCGAGGCGAAGGTGAACCGCCCCGGCACGACCGAACCGAAGCCCGAGGCGGAGGTCGAGCGCAAGGCGTTCGGCGCCTATCTGCGCTCCGGCCCCGCGGCGCCGGCCGAGGAGCTGAAGGCGCTGACCGTCTCCAGCGATCCGCAGGGCGGCTATCTGGCGCCCGCCGAAATGTCGACCGAGTTCATCCGCGACCTGGTCGAGTTCTCGCCCGTCCGCGGCGTGGCGGCGATCCGCGGCACGGCCGCGCCTTCGGTGATCTACCCGACCCGCACGGGCATCACGAATGCGAAGTGGAAGGGTGAGACGCAGGCGCAGGAGGCCTCCGAGCCGGGATTCGGTCAGGCCGAGGTCGTGGTGAAGGAGGTCAACACCTACGTCGATATCTCGAACCAGCTCCTCGCGGACAGCGCCGGGCAGGCCGAGGCCGAGGTTCGCCTCGCGCTCGCCGAGGACTTCGGCCAGAAGGAGGGCCTCGCCTTCGTGTCGGGTGACGGCGTGCTCGCGCCGGAAGGCTTCATGAACGCGGCCGGCATCTCCTACACCGCCAACGGCCACGCGACCGACCTCAAGGCCGACGCGCTCATCACCATGCTCTATGCGATCCCGGCGACCTACCGGAACCGCGGTGCGTGGGCCATGAACGGCACCACGCTCGGCGTCCTGCGGAAGCTGAAGGACGGACAGGGCAACTTCCTCTGGCAGCCGTCCTATCAGGCGGGCCAGCCCGAGACGATCCTCGGCCGCCCGGTGGTCGAGATGGTGGACATGCCGGACCTCGAATCCGGCTCGTTCCCCATCGCCTATGCGGACTGGTCGGGCTACCGGATCGTGGACCGCACGAGCCTGAGCATCCTGGTCAACCCCTACATCAAGGCGACGGAGGGCCTGACCCGCATCCATGCGACCCGCCGTGTCGGCGGCCGCGTCCTGCAGCCTGCGAAGTTCCGCAAGCTGAAGATGGCCACCTCGTAAGGAGCACGCGACATGCGCGACATGTATTCGAACATCAAGGCGGTGCCGGCGCTCACTCCGGCCGTTCAGTCCGCGGCGGCCAACGGCGCCACCATCGACCTTCTCGGCGTCTCGGCTGCGGCCTTCGTGGTCAACACGGGCGCCATCGTCAGCTCGGGCGACTTCGGCGTGAAGCTCCAGGAGAGCGACGACGGCACGAGCTGGGGCGACGTGGCGGCAGGCTCGGTGAAGTCCGACGCTCCGGCCACGCTGGAGGCTTCGAAGAGCTACCGGCTCGGCTACACCGGCCACAAGCGTTACGCCCGCGTGGCGCTGACCAAGGCGGGCGGGACGAGCATCGCGGCCGGTGCCGTGGCGATCCTGGACCCGCTCGACAAGCCGGTGGCCTGACGATGCCCGGGAAGCCCCCTCGGATCTGCGGCTGCGGCCGGAAGGTCCCGGCGGGGCTTCGCTGCGAATGCCAGGCCAAGGCGGACGCGGAGCGCAAGGCACGGTTCGACCGGACCCGCCCCAGCTCCAGCGCCCGTGGCTACACCTCGAAGTGGGAGCGCGCGCGGGCCGAGTTTCTCGCCGCGCATCCCTTCTGCCGCCGCTGCGGCGCCCCGGCCACCGTCGTGGATCACGTCACACCGCACAGGGGCGATGCCTCCCTCTTCTGGGATCGGAAGAACTGGCAGGCCCTGTGCGTCAACCATCATTCGAGCGCCAAGCAATCTGAGGAGCGGCGCGCAGCACGAGGACAACGGAAATGATTTACGCGACGAACGGCGCGAAATGCTACATCGGCGGGGTGATCGTTGACCCGGGCGCGGACGTGACCGAGACGACTTTCGCCTCCCAGACCTGGACCGAGATCAAGGAGGTGGAGAGCCTCGGCACCTACGGCGACACCGCGTCCGAGATCACCTTCGAGTCGATCAGCCAGAACCGAACCAAGCGCCTGAAGGGCACCCGGAACGCGGGCTCCATGGATCTCGTCTGCGGCCTCGACTACGCGGATGCGGGCCAGCTCGCGCTCATCGCGGCCGAGAAGACGATCCACGACTACGCCTTCCGCATCGTGTTCAACGATGCCCCGGCCGGGGGCACGCCCTCCGAGCGGCTGTTCATCGCGAAGGTGGGCAGCGCGGCCGAGGCGATGGACACGGCGAATGCGGTCATGAAGCTGAACGCCTCGCTCTGGATCAACTCGAACATCGTCCGCATCAACGCCGAGGCCTGATCCCATGCTGTTGCCGACCGCCGGCGGGCGCCTCTTCATCTCCGAACTGCCCGTCCTGTCCTGGACGGAGGTCGCGCATGTCGAGGCGCTCGGCACGGTCGGCATCGAATGGGAAACCGACCATGTGGCTCTCTTCGCGGGCAGCGAGGAGGCACAGGAGCTGGAAGCCTTCAAGACCCAGCGCCGGCCGAGCGTGATGCAGATCGTGATGGGCATCGAGCCCGCGGACCCGGGCCAGTTGCTCGTCTGGCAGGCGGCAAGATCCCATGACGAATATGCGTTCCGGCTGACCTTCCCGGGAGCTGCCGGGGCGCGCAATTGGCGCGGCCTCGTGACCGCGTTCCGCGAGGTCTTCGACACGGCCAACAGCGTGATCCGCCTGCAGGCGGATCTGCTTATCGCCAACTATGACAGGGAGGCGACCGCGCCATGACGACCGCCATCAACCTCGACGAGCTGAAGGCACAGCTCTCGTTCACCGACGACATCGGCGCAACGGACGACGCGCTCCTCGAACTGAAGCTTGAGGCGGCGCAGAACCATGTCGAGCGCCTGCTCGGCTTCAAGCTCGCGGAGGCCTTCGGCGGAGACGGACAGGAGCCGGTGCCGCCCTCGCTCGTGGAGGCGATCCTTCAGCTTGCGGCCTGGTGGTATGAGAACCGCGAGGCGGCCGGCGCCGGCGCGCGCGAGGTGCCCTTCGGCGTCCGGGAGATCGTCGCGGAATATCGGGAGTGGAGCTTCTGATGGCGGACGACGGCGGCCTCGGCAGGTTCCAGCGGCGGATGCGGGCGATTCCGAAGGCGGCGCGCGAGGCGGTGCAGCCGGCGCTCGTGAGACAGGCCGAGCAGATGGCGGCCACCATGCGGGCGATCACGCCGAAGGACACGGGCGACCTCGCCGGCTCCATCGCCGTGACCGGGCCGGGCGAGGCCACGCCCGCCTATTCGCAGCCTGGCGGCTCCATGGTGGTGGGCGAGAACCAGGCGGCCGTGACCGTGGGCAACAGCGACGTGCGCTATGCGCACCTGGTGGAATACGGCACCACGAAGAACGAGGCCAAGCCCTTCTTCTGGCCGGCCTTCCGGCTCCACCGCGCCAAGGCCGCAGCCGCCATCAAGCGGGCCGTGGGCAAGGCCGTCCGGGAGGCCGGCCGATGAGTGCGGAACTTGCCGTCCAGGTGGCTCTCCGGCAGCGCCTCGCGCTCGACGCGGGCGTGACTGCCCTTGTCCCGGCCGGGAACATCCTCGACGTGAACCAGCGCCCCGCGCCGTCGCCGTCCATCATCCTCGGCGAGTCGCAGGCGGTGGACGAAGGCGACAGCATCGCCCGGAACCGGCAGCGGATCTATCACACCGTCCACGTCTGGCAGAAGGAGCCCTCGCTCCAGGGCGTCAAGCGGATCTGCGGCGAGATCCGCCGCGCCATCCATGCCGACCGGCTGCTCCTCGCCGCGGGCTTCCACGCGGCCGATGCGCGGGTGGCCGACATGCGGCAGATGCGCGACCCGGACGGCTTGACCTCGCACGGCGTCGTGACGGTCGAGGTGCTCGTGCAGGAGGTGGCATGATGCAGTCGGGCAAGCTCGCGCGCGTGATCGAGATCGAGGGCGCCACCTTCGCCACCGATGACTTCGGGACGCCGATCCCGACGTGGTCGCGGAAGGCCACGCTGCGCGCGGAAATCGTCACGGCCGAGGCCTCGGAGTTCATCCGCGGCTGGGGCGCGAGCGAAGAGACGGCCATCGTCTTCCGAACGCGCTTCCTCGACGGGATCACCATGTCCGACCGGGTGAGCTTCGACGGGCAGCATTTCAACATCAAGGGCGTGGTTCCCATCGGGCGCCGGAAGGGGCTCGAGCTGCGCTGCGTTGCTGTGGACGGAGGCTCCTGATGCGTGGAGTGAAGCCGCACCTTAGGGCCGATGCCGAGGCCATCACCGACATGCAGGCGCCAGCATGGCTTTCGACTGAGGCCGCGGCCGAATGGGACCGCGTGATGCCGATCCTCACCGAACGGAGGATCCTGACCGTTGCCGACCTTGGCAGCCTCGAAAACTACTGCGTTGCGACCGGCACCGTCCGGGAGTGCGAGGCCATGATGCAGACGGAGGGCCGCGTCATCATGACCCCCACGGGGCTCAAGCGGCACCCGGCGGTGGGCATCCAGTCCGACGCCATGACCCGCGCCCGCCTCCTCGCAGCCGAGCTCGGTCTCACTCCTGTGTCGCGCTCGCGCCCGGCGATCCGCGACGATGACGACGAGGACGAGTTGCTCGGATGATGCGCCCCGGCTGGATAGACGACGGCTCCGAGATCCCCGATCCGCTGGGCTACGGCGAACGCGCGGTGGCGTGGCTGAAGAAGCTGAAGCACCCGAAGAACCCGGCCATCGGCCATCCCTTCCAGCTCGACCCGTGGCAGGAGCGGATCGTGCGGCGGATCTATGGACCGCGCCACCCCGACGGCTCGCGGATTGTGCGCCGCGTGGTGCTCCTCCTGCCGCGGGGCAATCGGAAGACTTCGCTCTGCGCGGCCATCACGCTTCTGCATCTCATCGGCCCGGAGCGGACCCCGGGCGGCCTGACGGTCTCGGCCGCGTCGGCGCACGAGCAGGCTCTCGAGCTGTTCAATGAAGCCTCGCTCATCGTCCAGCACGACCACCGGCTGCGGAAGCATCTCAACATCCGCGAGTATGTCAGCCGCATCGCCTTCCCGAAGGAGGGGAGCCGCTATGTCGCCGTGGCCGCCGATGGGAAGGTGCTGCACGGCAAGACCCCGAACGTCGTGATCGCCGACGAGCTGCACGCCTGGGAAGGCCGCGCCGGGCTCCGCCAATGGGAGGCGCTGGACAGCGCCCTCGTGAAGGTGCCCGGGACGCTGATGCTGGTGGCTAGCACCTCCGGCCGGGGGCAGGAGAACCTCGCCTGGAAGACCATCGAATATGCGATCCGCGTCCAGAAGGGGGAGATCGACGATCCGGCCACACTGCCGGTGATCTTCATGGCGGAGCCCGAGGACGACTGGAAGGACGAGGATCTCTGGCACGCGGTCAACCCCGGCCTGCGCCACGGCTACCCGGATCTGGACAGCTACCGGGACAAGGCGCGCAAGGCGGAGTTCTCGCCGTTCGAGCGCGATAGCTTCCTGCAGTTCAACCTCAATCGCTGGCTCGATCAGTCCAGCTCGCCCTTTGTCGAGATGCACGTCTACGACCGGGGCGCACGCGAGGTGGATCTCGACGAGCTGGACATGGTGCAGGCGCCGTGCTGGCTGGGCGTGGACCTCTCGAAGAACGAGGATCTCACCTGCGTCGTGGCGGCGTGGGAGGACGGGCAGGACGGCTATCAGGTCCATCCGTGGTTCTTCTGCCCGGAGGACAACCTGCGCGCCCGCGGCGAGCGGCACGGCGTCGATTATGTGACCTGGGCGGAGGAAGGCTTCATCATCCCGACCCCGGGCAATACCGTGGATCTGCGCGCGGTGGAGGCGCACATCCGCGAGCTGTGCGCCCGCTTCAACGTCCGCGAGATCGCTTTCGACCCGACCTATGGCCGCACCATGATGGCGAACCTCGTGGACGATGGGCTTCCTGCGGTGGAGTTCCGGCAGGGGTGGGCGACGATGGCACCAGCCGTGAAGGAGCTGGAGCGCGCGATCCTCGCGGGCACCTTCAAGCACGGCGGGCACCCGGTGCTGCGGTGGAACTTCGAGAACGTGCAGCTCCATGTGGATGCCGCGGGGAACCGCTCGTTCCACAAGGGCAAGTCCGGCAACAAGATCGACGGGGCGGTGGCAACCGCCATGGCCGTGGCGCGCGCCGCCGCGGGCGAAGAGCAATTCACCACATCAGCGTCGTGGTTCACCGACGACATGTGGACCGCCTGAGGAGGGCACGATGGCAGGAGACCAGGAACGGCTTGTGGTGCTCCTCGAGGCGCGGGTGCGCGACTTCGAGAAGAACTTCCAGCGGGCCGAGCAGCGCGGGACGCGGACCTACAACCGCCTGCGGCGGGATTCGCGCTCGGCCACGCAGGCGATGGAGCAGGACATGGTCCGCGGCACGTCCCGGATCAACCAGGCGCTCGCCTCGACCTCGGCCCGCATGGGCACCTTCGGGAAGGCCTTCATCGGCGGCCTCGCGGGCGGCGTCATCACGGCGGCCTTCGCCGGCATCTCGTCCAGCATCACCGACACCGTTCGCAGCGTGGCGCAGCTCGGCGACGAGGCGAAGCGCGCAGGCCTCTCGGCGCAGGCCTTCCAGGAATGGAAGTTCGTGGCCGAGCAGAACCGAATCGGGGTCGACAGTCTGGTGGACGGCTTCAAGGAGCTGTCCCTGCGCGCCGACGAGTTCATTGTGACCGGCGCCGGTCCCGCGGCCGAGGCCTTCCAGCGGCTCGGCCTCAGCGCCTCGGCGCTGCGCGACGGGCTGAAGGATCCGTCCGAGCTGATGCTGGAGATCATCCGCCGGATGGAGGGCCTCGACCGGGCGGCGCAGATCCGCGTGGCGGACGAGATCTTCGGCGGCACAGGCGGCGAGCGGTTCGTGGAGCTTCTCAGCCAGGGCGAGACCGGGCTCCGCAAGACGATTGCCCGGGCGCACGAGGCCGGCGCCGTGCTCGACGCGGAGATGATCCAGAGGGCCGCCGAGCTGGACCGCAAGTTCCAGGAGCTGACGACCACGGCCGGAAACTTCTTCAAGGCCGTCATGGTGGGGGCAGCGGAGGCCGCCGCGGAAGCCGTGGACCTGCGCGCGCGGCTGGACGAGATCTTCCCCGACCGGGCGCAGGCCGATGCTCTTCTCGGCGCGGGCGTGGCCGACGCTCTCGCGGAAGACCGGGACGCGCTCGAGGCCCATGCGGAGGAGGTGGCGCGCATCCGGCAGGCTTACGAGCTGCTCGGCGACCGCGCCTCGGCCCTTATCCCAGAGATGCAACAGGTGGCCGCCACGCTCGAGGCGTGGGGCTACAGCGAGGCCTCGGCCGAGCTGGCGGCCGTGGCCGAGGAGACGAGACGGCTGGTCGAGGGAATGCGCGATGGCTCGATCACCGCCGAGGAGTTCGAGACCGGCCTCACCGGCGTGACGACCCGTGCCAATGCGGCCATGTCCGCCCTCGATGAAGTCGATCGAGCGCAATTCTCGAACGTGATCGCGGGCATCGGCGGGCTTGCCACCGCTCTCGCTCGCGCGGTCGGGATCGCGCGGACGCTTCGGGATGAGCTGCCGGGCGGGTCTGTTGCCACCTCGGACGACGAGCGCGGCGGCGACACCGGGAATGTGCGCAACGCCTGGACCGGAACGAAGAACGCGCCGAAGACCTCGCCGCGCCCTCAGCGCCCCGGGGTGGACAGCTACGGCGACTTCCTCGACGCGGGCGCGTCCAAGGCTGGCGGCGGCGGATCGGCCCCGAAGTCGGAATATGCAGGACAGGTGATCTCCATCCGCGAGGCGACGGCCGCGCTGGAGGCCGAGGCCGCGGCGCTGAACGCGGCCGAGACCTCGATGCAGGGGTATGCCGATGTGGCCGAATACGCCTCGAAGCGCGCCGAGCTTCTGGTCGCGGCGCAGAAGGACGGCGTCGAGATCACGCCGCAGCTCGCGGCCGAGATCGACCAGCTTGCGAAGGACTATGTGAAGGCCGGCCAAGGAGCCGACGAGGCGCGGGAGCGGCACCAGGCGTTCGAGGATGCGCTCAGCGAAGCCAAGACGACCATGGAGGGGGCCTTCAAGGGTCTGGTGACCGGCGCGCTGAGCTTCAGGGATGCCCTGAGCATGGTAGCCGCAAAGCTGGCCGACATGATGCTGAGCCAAGCCTTTGAGGGGCTCTGGAGCGGAGGCCTCGGCGGCGCCGTGGGCGGCTTTCTCAGCGGCATCGGCTTCTCCTCGGGTGGCTACACCGGCCCCGGTGGGCGCCATGAGCCGGCAGGCATCGTCCACAAGGGCGAGGTCGTCTGGAGCCAGAACGACGTGGCGCGGGCGGGCGGCGTGGCGGCCGTGGAGGCGATGCGGCGTGGCGCGCGGGCGGCGGCGGGCGGCCCCTCCGGCGGATCGGTTGGCGCCGTGGGCGGCAAGTCCGAGGTGCATGTCGAGGTCACGCTCTCGCCCGATCTCGAAGGTCGCATCCTGAAGAAGGCGGAAGATCGGTCGACCCAGATCACGGCGGCCGGGATGAACCAGGTGGACAAGAACATCCCCCGGCGCATCGAGCAATGGCAGCGCAACCCGAGGAAGAGATGGTGATGGACCCGATGAAGCGCCTCGAACGCCAGCTCCGCGCCGCTCTGGGCAAGGCCGCAGCGGGCCGCAACCCTCTGGTGCCGGAGGCGGGCCAGGTGCTGTGGCAGGCCTTCTGGCAGCTCTCCCGATGCCGCACCTTTCACGCCGCGGGACCGAACCCTATCGCCTGGACGGAGATCGAGGCGTGGGCCCGGCTGATGCGGACGCCGCTCGAGCCGCACCATGTGCGGATCCTCGCGGCCCTGGACGACGCATGGCTCGACCATCTCTATGCGAACCGCGGAGGGACCGGGCAGGCGGTGCAGGCGCAGTCCTCGCACCCCCTGACCCCCGAATTGCTCGACGCCATGTTCGGCGGCTGAGAGCGAGGGCAGGATGCGCCCGGGGCTTGCCGCCTCGAAGCATCCCGATCAGACGGTGAGTGCGCAAACCCCGTCGAGGCACGGCCGCCAGATCTCCGGCGGCGCGGTGCAGGTCGTCACGGTTCAACACCGGGGGCGATCATCCGGACCCCGCGTCAGGGGACCAAGAGGCACCGGCAAGCCAAGCGCTGCCGGGGCCTCGTTCATTTAGCCGTGACCAAATGCCAGAGCTTCCGTGCATGCCTTGACGAGAGCGAGGAAGGCTTCCCGATCCTCTACCCTCGGATATTGGTTGCCGTTCGATTTCTGCCACATCATCAGCGCCATCTCGAACGCTACGCGGTGGCGACCATCGTTCGAAGTGATGTGTCGTGTATCAGCCATGCTGAGATCCTTACTAATTACAGGTGGTTGGCAGGGGATAGTGGAGCCCGCTCTCTGTCAAGCCTCGCCATTTGCGCTCGTGCCGAGATGCGGCTGGCCGAGGAATACGACGCCGCGCAGGAGCGGGGCGAGGTGGCTGCGCACGGGCAGCGCGCCGACTAGAAGGGCCGGGGCAGGCCTTCGGCCATTCTGCGAAGACCCTCTTGCTTCCTCTCTTCCGCCGAAGAGAGGACTTCTGTGGCCTTGGCGATGCGCTGAAGCAGCCGCTTCATCTCTTTCAGTTCGGCCAGGATCTCGCTGTTGATGTTGTTCTCGTGATCGGTCATCGCGCCCTTCCAATCCAGTATGCCGTAGCCTTGCCGCTTGGCATTGTTACTTCCTCAATCTCACACCAGGGCCGCCGCCGTTCTCCGGGATGAACTCGACGCCAGCCTCCTCCAATGCTGCACGGATCGCCTCGACGGTGGAAGCCTTCAGTTCTTCGCCGCGCTCGAATCGGGCGACGGTGTTGGGGCTGACGCCCGCCGCCTCCGCCAACTCTCGCACTCCCAAGCCGGTCGCAGCTCGCGCCATCCGGGACTGTGTCGCGTTGATTGGTAACACGGTTACTTTTTCCTTGCCTGATGTTCCGGTCTCATCTATGGTAACAGTGTTACCAAACATCATCAAGGGAGTCTCCGATGAGCGTTCAGACCAAATCCCTCAACGACTGCCATCTCAGCGCGGTCAAGCTTTGCGGGCTGACGCAGGCCGCCGCCGCGCTTTTCGATCTACTGCCGACCGGCAATGGTGCCGTCGCGAACGGCATCGTCGAGCTGCTCGATGTTCTCGTTCAGAAGGCCGGCGCTCTCGCCGATGATCTCGACGTCGTAGAGCGGGAGCTCCGGAAATGAGCGAGCGCCCCTACTACAAGCTCTGCGGAGCCATCTCGATTGTCCAGGCGCACATTCTCGCCAGCGATACTGTTCTGGATCCGGAGAAGGTCTTCGGGACGCACCATCTCCCGATAGACGCACTGGAGCTTGCCGCGCGCGAGCTGGCCGATCTGCTCGGGGATCTGGCGGAACTGGAGGAGCGTCGGCAGGCTGATGCCGAGAAGAAGGCCGCGGCCTGA